GCGGTCGTTGCGGTGCCCGCTGCTGCAACTCCAAGTGGTGCACCAGCGGTATTTCCAAGATTCAGCGCATCAGTGATTCCATAACCTGCAATAGTGGTCGGTTTGTTCAGCACCGAGGTCCAGTCAGGAGTTACGACGACCTGTGTTGCGGCCGTTGCTCGTCCCTTGGAATCAAATGTAATAACTGGGGTGGATGAGCTAGAACCAACAGATCCAGCAGAAACACCGGTATCTGCAAGAGTTAAGCTCAGCGAGACGTCAGCTGATCCATCAAAAAGAACGTTTTGACCGGCTGCATCCCCTGTAAGGGTGATTCGACGGGCAGTAGCAAGTTTTGCAGCTGTTCCTGCGGCCAACGTGCTTTGTGTCTTGTTTACCCAAGATGTACCATTCCAGATCAGCGCGTCATTTGTGGCTTTTCCAGTGATCGCTACGTTTGAGAGGCTATCAAGGGCAGGCAAGTTGTGAACGTGATCGGCGCGTGCTGCAGTTGTTGCAGTTCCAACCGCCGCGGTTCCAAGGTTCTGCGGTGTTGCAGTTGTCAGCTTCAGGTCATCAGTGATGCCATAACCAGCGATGGTCGTTGGAGTTCCAGTGATGTTCGTCCATGCAGGCGTAATTATCACAGTAGACGCAGCTGTCAATCTGCCTTGAGCATCAACCGTAAAGGTAGGAATCTGCGTGCTAGATCCATATGAAGCAGCAGTGACAGATGTATTTGCAAGGGTGATTGTGGTATTTCCACTCACACCATTTCCATTGGTGACCGTGATACCAGTGCCATTTATAATGCTGCGTGTCGTTGCTGTACCTGATCCAGTACGAACAATAAACCCTGTCGTGGATAATCCACTGAGTGCATTCAAGTCGGAACTTAGCGCCTTAACGTCAATCCAGCTTGTTCCATTATGGAAATTGAACGTCGCGGTGTCTGTTCTGAAGAACAATTCGCCTGCATTTGCATTTGCTGGAAATGCAGTTCCACTAGCAACGGTGGCATTTGTGATTGAGCTATTTTCTACGACTTGCGGGTTATCAATAAGCATGGTGTGTTTTCTGATGATGCTGTGAGATAGACTATTTATGGTCAACATCAAAACGCCATATGTTCACTAAATAGTAGTGTACTTTGCAGGTTGATGTGATATAATACATCTATACCAACCAACAGAGCAAATGAAAATGACCAAAGCTGAAATGATCACCAAGCTCCTGAACAAGTTCACACTGACGGAAACCCAAGCCGCAAGCATCGTTGAAACTTTGGAGAATGACACCGACATGTTTCCAGTCGGTACTCATGTGTTTGACATTCTTTTTAACTTTTATTGCGACAACGGCGAGATGCCATACGAAGTGGCAACCTCGGGTGATCCTTACGTATGGATCGCGGACACACTCCGTGACGAACTGGGAATTCCTGCATGAAAATACAAGAACTGTTTGAGGCTCGCAAGTCAAGTGGAAAGTCCACAAAGGACCTCGGCACCACTCGAGCAACCTCGAACGATATCAAGTCGGCTCTCGCCTTCGTGTCAAAACACGCAGGGATTCCGCTTGATGACCTCAAGGCAAATCTCTTGGGGTCCACTCCTCACACCCTCGCTGGCACAAAGCAAGACAGCGGGGACATTGACATTGCAGTCGACGCTTCGAAGTACAATGAGAAGAAGATCGTGCAGAAGATGCTCGATGCAACAGGTCAAGATGAAATCCACCGTGCTGGCAAGGGGGTCTTCTCCTTCGCCGTTCCTGTTGAGGGTGGCAACAAGGTTCAAGTCGACCTGATGCTTGTACCTTCCACTGAGTGGGCCCGTTGGGCTTTCCACTCTGCACCAGGATCGAAGTACAAGGGAGCCGTGCGCTCTCTTCTTCTTGTCAACATGATGAAGCAGGTGTGGGAAAAGGGCAAGGACCTTGAAGTTGACGGAGAAGATGGCGAGCCAGTGATCCGTGTTCGAAGGTCCTTCAAGGCAGATGAGGGGCTAGAACGTCTCTTCAAGGTTCGCAAGATGCGGAAGGACGGTAAGGGTCGAACGAAGACCCTCGGCAAGGCGACTCCTGCAGAAGTACAAGCCGAACTGGATCGCATGGGATTAGACCACAAGTTTGATCCAAGGCCCGACTCAATACGAGACCCTGATAAAGCCGCCGAGTTGATGTTTGGCAAAGGCGTGAAGGGCAAGGATATTTTGTCTGTCGAACAAATTGTGAGGTTGATCAAGAAGCGTAAGGATGCGGCGACCATCTTCAAGAACACGATGGACGACTTGAAAGAACAGGGGCTTGAGGTTCCACCAGAACTCGAACAATACAAGGAATTAAAATGAAAATTGCAGAAATACTAAATGAAGGAAAAGCAAAAGACCTTACCAAGCTTAAGCTTAAGGACCTTATTGCTGTTGCTAGTAACACCGAAGAATTAAAAAGCCGTGGTATGGAATTTTTAAGTAGTATTTTCGCAGAAAAATCTGGCTCTAACAAATACGAATATTTCTTCTTAGTTAAGCTGGGCAGCGGTCATGGTTTTGATCCCACCACACCGTTCGCGATCAACCATATGACTATTGTTGAGGACCCATCGGCGCCAAATGGCTATAAATCAGCTTTGGATGGATTCACTGGTGTTGTGTTAACCGGTCTCACCAAAGAAGACGGTAAAAAGATTCTCAATGCGCTGCCTGGAATTAAATTTAAAGACTTTATGCAGAAAGGTCGTGCATATAGTAAATTCTATAATGAGCTAATGAAGAAAGCCGGTACCGGTATTAAATTGAAAAAATAAGCCCCTCGCTGTTTCGACTGAGAAGAATATGACAACATACAAGACCACCACGCAGGATGCTGAATCGACGATCGTTTCTAAGGAAAAACACTTGCTAGACCTTCTCAAGTCGGCCCTAGCAGACTTGAAGGAGCATCAAGCAGAATATCACTATGCAGGGAAACCTGGGTTGATTGAAGAAATCGAACAAATTATCAAAGAATCATAAAGGACACCAAGCCATGGCCGCCAAAAAGGAAGTAAAACCGCCGAAGCAACTTCGTGTAACGTTCAAGGATCAGATTGAACACGAGTGCGATGAGAACTGGAACATTATCGGCGAGATCGTGCTTCCTCGTCTTGGCTTTGCGCAGGAATACAATCCACATGTGACGACTTTCGCTAAGAGAAAGCAGACTCAAGATGAATGGGCTTATGCAGATTGGCATGAGTCTTGCTTCGAACTCGATGGTAAGACGTGGACCAAGCGGCCTCGGCGTACTGAAGATGGCCTTACCTACATGCGCGTGAACGGTGAATTTGTGTACGAAGATGTCATTGTTCCTGAGCACCTTCAGCCAATCGTCATCGACAATGTTCCGCTCGAGGACTTCCGAATCCAGAAGTCCATTGCACGTGGTGGACGTTACAACAACAAATTGTGGAGGGTTCTTGATCCTCGCGGCTTTGAGTTGGAGATTTCCACTGAGTGCTTTGCAGAAATCGTGCTGAGTGGTGTTGTTGACGAAGGCGTGATCAAGGGTGCCTGCATCTGGAAAACACCAAAAATTTTAGCGCGGGTGTGATTTAGATGTGTACATCTTGGGTGGTTGGTATATAATAACTACATCAACCAAACAAATGGAGTTTCAAAATGGCAAAAGCAATCACGAAAACCACCGTTAAACTGTCGATCACCCACAACCGCGTGGCTCTGACGATCAAGTACGTGAACGGTGAAGTTCTGAAGACTGCTTCGAACCGCGGCTCGGATACGATGAGCTAGCAGCGTCCGGCAGGAATGGCTGAAGTCAACCTGAAACCCCTCTTCGCATACGTCTGCAAGTCGCTGAGCCCGCAAGAAACCCACGGTGAACGCTTTGAACGCCTGGCAAAGTTCTTCGAAACCACCGAATCGATCCAGGACGCTGTCAACAAAGCGGGGAAATAATGACGACCAACTTCATCAACGGCATCGAGGTTCCTGAGTTGACTCAGGAACAGATGAACACCATCATCGAAAGGCGCCTGAATGGTGGACATG